TTTTAGCTGGACCTATTACTATTCCTGCAACTATAACAGTAACAGGGACTTTAGTAATAGTATAATGAGCAAAATTCAAGTAGATGCAATCGAACAACAAACAGCCTGCGGTACAACTTTAACAGCGGGTGGTGGAGCAGGTAAAACTGTTGTTGTAGATGCAACTACGGTAACTTTAGGTAGATGTGGTGGAACTGTAGCTTTAGCATCAGGTGCTAGTCAAACAGGTTTTGGTCGAACAGGAACTGTAGATTGGCAGACAGGATCAATTAAAACTTCAACATTTACAGCAGCAAACGGAGAAGGTTATTTTGCTAACACTTCAGGTGGAGCGTTTACTATGAATTTACCAGCAGGTTCTGCTGGAGCAATCGTGTCAGTAGTAGATTACACAAACACTTTTCAAACAAACGCTTTAACAATAGCAGCAAATGGATCAGAAAAAATTGGTGGAGTTGCAGAAAATGCAAGCTTAGGAACAGAAGGACAATCAGTTACTTTTGTATATATTGATGGAACAGAAGGTTGGAAAAATATACAAGATTCAACTTCTAATGTTACAGGACAATCTTTTATATGTGCTTCAGTAAGTGGAGCTTGTAATACATTAACAACAGTTGATACAAATTTTAAAATGGCTATTTTTAAAGGTCCAGGAACTTTTACAGTTAATTCTGTAGGAACTTCTGCTCCAAATAACGTAGTAGATTATTTAGTAGTAGCAGGCGGTGGATCAGGTGGTAAAGGATCTAGTGCAGGAGCAGGAGGAGGAGGTGCCGGTGGTTTAAGAGTATCTCCAGGAACATCTACAGGATGTTGGACAGCTTCTCCTTTAGGAGCTTCTCCAGCAGCAGCCTTGCCTGTTGCGGCAACAGGTTATCCAATCACAGTAGGTGGAGGTGGACCAGGTATGCCTTGTAATGGTAATAATGGAAACCCAGGTAGTAATTCAGTTTTTTCAGGATCAAGCACAATAACATCAGCTGGTGGAGGTGGAGGTGCAGGACACGATCAAGCATCCGAAAGTGGTGGAAGTGGAGGTGGAGGTGCTCCTATTGGTGCAACACCAAGACCTGCAGGAGCAGGTAATACACCTCCTGTTAATCCATCTCAAGGTAATCCTGGTGGAACAGGTAGTCCTACTACTGGTACAGGTTATCCATCGGGTGGTGGAGGTGGAGCAATTGCTAATGGTCAAAATGGTTTATCACCAAATTGTAATACTGGTGGTGCTGGTGGTGCTGGTGCTCAAGTAAACATATGTGGTAATAATTATTTTTGGGCCGGTGGTGGTGGTGGCACTGCTTGGACTGGTTACGGTGGTGGTGCTGGTGGATCTGGTGGTGGTGGTGGCGGTGGTGGAAAAACTGCTGGCGGAACAGGTTCAACAACTGGTATAAATAATGGTGGAAATGGAGAAGCAACACCTGCTGGACCAAGTATGGGTGGTGGGGCCGGAGGTGCTAATACTGGTGGTGGTGGAGGTGGAGCTAATTCTCCTGGAACATCTGGAAACGGCGGTTCTGGTATAGTAATAATAAGGTACAAATTTCAATAATTATGACAAGTACAATTAAAGTAAACACAGTAAAAGACACAGCAAGCACTGACATTATTAAAAAATGTGGAACTTCTATAACTGTCGGTACAGCTTCAGATACAACAACTGTTGCAGGTAATGCTGTTAGATCAAATGCAATACAAGCATCTGATGGTCAAAATATTATAAGTCAAGTAGGTGCAACAATAACTTTAGGTGCAACCGGTGACAATATCGTTTTAGCGGGTGGTGCAACGCAATCAGGTTTTGGTAGAACAGGGACCGTGGATTGGATAACAACTCCAAAGACTGCAACTTTTACAGCAGTTAGTGGAGAAGGTTATTTTTGTAATACAAGTGGTGGAGCTTTCACAGTTAACTTACCAGCAGGTGTCGCTGGTGCAATTGTCAGTTTAGCGGATTACGCTGCAACTTGGCAAACAAATTCTGTTACAGTTACTCCTAATGGTACAGATAAAATTGGTTCAACAAATGAAAATGCAACTTTAAATGTTCAAGGTCAATCAGTAACTTTTGTTTTTGTAGATTCAACACAAGGTTGGATTAATACTATGGATTCAACTTCTAATGTTAGAGGAGCAGGTTTTATAACAGCAACAGGAGGAACTATTACAACTTCAGGAAATGACAAAATTCATGCATTTACAGGACCAGGAACTTTTACAGTTAATAGTATAGGTAGTGCTCCAACTAATGAAATTTCATATATGATAATTGCAGGTGGAGCTGGAGGTGGACAAAATGATGGTGGTGGAGGTGGAGCTGGAGGATTTAGAGAAGTCAAATCTCCTGTTACTCCTTATACAGCTAGTCCTAAATGTGGATACGGAACTCCAGGAAATAGAATTACAGTTTCAGCACAAGGTTATCCAATAGTAGTAGGTGCTGGTGGAGTTGCTGCTCCTAATGGTCCTACCCCTGGAAGCCCAGGTAGTGTTTCAAGTGGATTTGGAATTATATCAGCAGGTGGTGGTGGAGGTGGTTCAGAATCACCTGATAAAGCAGGCCTAACTGGTGGTTCAGGTGGTGGTGGTAGTGCAGGTGGTGGTAATCAAGGACCTGGTGCAGCTGGAAATACTCCTCCTGTTACTCCTCCTCAAGGAAATCCAGGCGAAGGTGCTGCAGTGGGACCAGCCCCATCTTCTATGAGAAATGGTGGTGGAGCAGGAGGTGCTACAGCAGCAGGTCAAGTTGGTCAAGCAAATTCAAGAGGTGGTAGTGGTGGTGCAGGTGCAACAACAAATATTTCAGCATCTCCAGTAGGTCGTGCAGGCGGAGGCGGAGGCGGAGGTCGACAAGGTGGTGGTCCAGCTTCAGATGGTGGTGGAGCAGGTAGTGATACAAATGTTCAATCAACGGCTGGAACTGTAAACACAGGTGGAGGAGGTGGTGGATCTGGTGAAGGAGCTTCTTCTAACGCTGGTGGTTCAGGTATAGTAATAATAAGATATAAGTTTCAATAGGAAAAAATTATGAGTGAAGTAAAAGTAAATAAAATTAGTCCACGATCCGGAACAGAAGTAACGCTAGGAGATAGTGGCGATACGTTCACAATTCCTAGTGGTGCAACAATTAATAACCAAGGTACGGCAACAAACTTTGGTGCAACAGGTTCGGCGTCTTGGACAACAACAGTTAAGACAGGAGACTTTACAGCAGTTGCTGGTGAAGGATATTTTGTAAATACAACAAGTGGTGAAATAGATGTAACACTACCAGCAGGAACTCCAGGCGCAGTAGTTGCAGTTAAAGATTATGCAAATACTTGGGACACAAATAATTGTATAATAATTTCTAATGGTTCAGAAAAAATTGGTGGTGCAACTAATAATGCAACTTTAAGTACAGAAGGTTTAGCAGTAACATTTATTTATATAGATTCAACACAAGGTTGGTTAGTAACTGATGATGGTTTACAATCAGTTGCAGTTACTAATCCATTTATTGCAGCAACAGGTGGAACAATAACTAATACACCAACTTGTAGAATACATACATTTACAGGCCCAGGAACTTTTACTGTGTGTAAAACAGCTACTGCTGCAGCAAATAATGAAGTTTCATATATGGTAGTAGCAGGTGGTGGCGGTAGTGGAGGTAACACTTATGCAGGGGGTGGTGGAGCAGGTGGATTTAGAGAAACCAAAAGTCCAGTTACTCCTTATACAGCTAGTCCTTTAGATGGTTATAGTACACCAGGAAATAGAATTACAGTGACAGCAACAGGTTTTCCAATTACAGTTGGAGCAGGTGGAGCTGGAGTTTCTGTAGAAAATGCAGTTGGAAATAATGGATCTAATTCAATTTTTTCAACTATAACATCAGCAGGTGGTGGATATGGAAGAACAGGAAATGGTGCTTGCACAGTAGGTTCTGGTGGTTCAGGTGGTGGTGGCAGTGGTGCTGGTCCAGGTACTGGTGGTACAGGAAATACACCTCCCGTAACTCCTCCTCAAGGAAATGCTGGTGGAACTCTTGGTAGTGGTGCTACTCATTATGGTAGAGGTGGTGGTGGTGGAGCAACTGCAGCCGGCGTTAGAGGAGATCCTGATTTTGGTGGAAATGGTGGAGCAGGAGCAACAACTTCTATTAATGGAACCCCAACAGCTTTTGCTGGTGGAGGAGGAGGTGGAGTTTATGATGGGCCCGCGCCAGGAGGTGTAGGTGCTGGAGGTGCTGGAGGGGGTGGAGTTGGAGGAGCTAGTGTTCCGGTTCCAGCTGCAGATGGAACAGCTAACACTGGTGGAGGCGCTGGAGGACAAAGTTTTGTTGCTCCTGGAGAAACTCCTACTGGAACTGGAAAAGCAGGCGGTTCAGGAATTGTAATAATAAGATATAAAATTGGATAGTTGAATAATAATTAAAATTAATATATAAGGAGATAATTATGGCACATTTTGCAAAACTAGGAGCTAACAGTAAAGTTATTCAAGTACTTACTTTGAATAATGGTGATATGTTAAACGCTGATGGCGTTGAAGATGAAACAGTAGGACAACAATATTTAGAGACACATAATAATTGGCCTGCACAAATGTGGATTCAAACATCTTACAATACATCTGGTGGCACACACAAAGATGGTGGTACACCATTAAGAGGAAACTACGCAGGAATAGGTTATACTTGGGACGAAGATGATCAAATCTTTTGGCCTAAAAAACCTTACGCTTCTTGGGTAAAAAATATGACAACTGCAAGTTGGGATTCACCAATCGGTGATGCTCCAGCATTAACAGCTGAACAAGAATCACAAAATACAGCTGATACTCATTCTTGGAGTTATGTTTGGAATGAAGCAAATACAACTTGGGACTTGACAGACAGCAAAGCATAAATTAAAAATGGTGGTGGTATGCAGAGACAAGTATTAACAGAACAATCATTATATTACGGTGATGTCGATATGCCTAAAGATTGGGATATTGACCGAGATAAGTTATCAGGTGACATTTTACAATCAGTAATTCAAAACAAAGATTTTCCGTTCTCACGAACTTGGGATATGTTAAATACCTATATGCGAGATCACGTTGGTCTTGAGTATGGTGTTAATTTAATTAACAAAGAAACGTGGGGAAATATTTATAAACCCAGCGAGACTACAATTCCTTTATTAAATATTGATCCAGTAGATCTACGAAACTCTCCAGACTTTACATTACTCTATGGTGTAAAAGTTAAAGACTGTATGGTCAGAATACACTATGAAGATAACAGACGTAAAGGAAGAAGTTGGGATATAGAACTTAAAAATAATATGTTCATAATGTTTCCATCAACTAATATGTATTATCTAACTAACAATCAAAAAGATTCATTAAACTTTGTACAAACAATAACTTATGAATATATCTAATTACTATTGGCATTTTCCTGCAGCACTCACACCAAAGTTTTGTGATGATGTAATAGCTTATGCTAATCAAAAAGAAGAAGTAATGGCTAGAACCGGTGGCTATGGAGATAGAAAATTAAAAAAAGAAGAAATAAAAAATTTAAAAAGAAAAAGAAACTCTGATTTAGTATGGTTAAATGATACTTGGATCTATAAAGAATTACATCCATATGTTCATATGGCTAACAAAAATGCTGGTTGGAATTTTGATTGGGAAAGATCTGAATCTTGTCAATTTACAAAATATAAACACAATCAATATTATGATTGGCATTGTGACAGTTGGGATAAAACATATGATAGAGGAGATCCTAAT